GCTTCTCATATCAAAACATTAGATTTAGTTCCAGATTTAAATGACATTAATATAAGAGAAAGATATATTCAATAAAAGATTTAAAAAAACATTCTTATATATAAGAAATGTCTAAGAAATTAAAATATATTACAGATGATAAAATTAATCTTGAAGAATTAGATCTTCAAGGTTTTTTATGTGATGATATGAGTATTGTAAAAGAAAAAGATAAAACATATTCGAAGTGTAAAACGAATGAATGTATTAAAAATGATCCTCGATTTGGTTATTATCAATTATATTATTTAAATCAAAATCAATTTGTAGTGACAACGCCCTTAATGAAATGTTTATTCGGGATTCAAAAAAGTGGGAATCAATTTTCAATGTCTTTACAATTCACTGATTTACAAGAAGATTCTGTAATGAAACAATTTTATGATTTTATAGAAACCCTTCAATTTCATTGTATGGCAAGGATTGGGTTAGATGAGACTGATGCAGATAATTTTATTTCACAAATAAAATATGATAAGAAAGGAAAATATGATCCTAATTTATCAGTAAAGATACCATTTCATTATAATCGATTTCAAACAGAAATCTTTTCAGAAACATCAAATGATGTTAACTTATTTCAAATACAAGGATTTACACCAATGAAATGTGATATATATTTAGATAAAATATGGAAAATGAATGATAAGTTTCATATGAAATGGAAATGTAAAGCAATTCAATTAGTTTAACGCGTTATATTCAATTGGTTCTTTTCTAAAATTATAATAATGAGTGTTATCAAGTATGATGAAATAGATAATAAAAAGATATTATATCATAAGCCTGAAAAACGCGGGAATTATTACTATGCTCCAATTACATATAACAATTCACCTTTTTATATTCAATCTTCTAAATTAAATTGCAAGGATAGTATTGAGAGTTGTTTATCAAGATCTGGTAATAATTTGGAGGTAGAAACAATGAATCACGATTATAGTTTTTATGATTTTATGTTAAACTTAGATGATAAAAATATTAAAGAAACATTTAAAAATAATAAGAATTGGTTTAATAAAGAAATACCGTTAGATATTATTGATGATATGTATAAAAGATTATCAAAAGCAATAAAGAAAGATTCGAAACCAAAATTTTCATTTAAGGTACCCGTATTGAAAGAAAAACCTCAATGTTCTATTTTTGATAGTAATAAGATTTGTATAGATCATCAAAAGATTAATGAAGGAACAGATGTTATATTAATATTACATATTCGAGGGTTAAAATTTTTAAAATCAAATTATTATTGTGATTGTTATATTTCTCAAATTAAAGCATTTGTTTCAAAAGAAAATAAATATTCAATCTTTAATGAATGTTTAATTAATGATGATGAAGATTTTTATGAAGATGAAACTATTATTGATGAAGAATTCATTCAAGAATTAAAAGAAAAAGAAGATTTATATCAGAAAGAAAAAGAAAAAGAAAGAAATCTTTTAAAAAACGAAATCGAAGGGAAAAAAGAAGATCTTAAAAAATTGGAAATGAAATTAAATGAAATTAAATGAAATTAAATAATATTTGATTTTTTTTTTGTAATGTATATATATAAAATGGAAATATTCGTAATTGTCGTGTTAGTTTTACTCGCAGATCATATATTAGGGATCGGATTATTAAAAGGTTTATTGAAATATTTAGGTATGAGTGAACCTTTCGAAAATCCAATGGGTTCTGAAATCGCTTCTTCGGAACAATTGGGACAGAACGAAGTGTATCAAACAGCTGAGAATCTAGGACGAACTCCCTCTTCTTGCTTCCCTCAGCAGACTTTAAAAGCAGAGGATCTACTCCCTTCTCAAGAAAGTGAATTAATATAGTGAAGGTATTTTAACTGGTATTAATTTATTAGATTCGGGTTATCACGTCGGAACGAATACGATTGGTCAAAGTTTAAGAAATGCGAATCGTCAGTTAAGAAGTGAACCTCCTAATCCCCAAGTTTCTGTAAGTCCGTGGCAAAATACTACGATTTCCCCAGATCTACCTCGAAGACCACTTGAAGTCGGAGAATCTTGCTCTGCTTAAATAACTTAAAAAGAAAATTGTTATTATATACTATAAAAGATGATGAATCTCAATGCTAAATTTAAGAGTAATCCTTATAATTCAAATAATTTTTTAATTTCTTTCGATGATGTTATGAATATTATGAAACAACTGAATATTCGTAATGATTTTAAAATCAATAATCTTAAATTTTACCAAACAGCTTTCATTCATAAATCGTATTGTTTTATGAAAGATTATGAAGAATATGAAAATATTAATAAAGATCTAGATTTACAAAAAGAATCATATGAAAAGATGGAGTTTTTAGGTGATTCATTATTAAATAGTATTATTTCACAATATTTATATCAGAGATATGTGAATTATCATGATATAGATGAAGGATTTTTAACAAAAATAAAAATTAGGTTTGTTTGTGGTGAACAATTGTGTAATTTATCGAACTGTTTGAAGTTTAATAAATATTTGGTAATATCCAAGCATATAGAAGAAAATTGTAATGGTAGAAATAATACGAATATTTTAGAAGATGTATTTGAAGCTTTTATTGGTGCTATATTTTTAGATACGAATAATATTGAATTAGTGAAACAGTTTATTATTAATGTGATTGAAAAATATGTAGATTTTTCTGAATTAATTCAATTTGATACAAATTATAAAGATCAAATATTAAAATATATTCAACATAATTATCTGGTTCATCCCTCTTATAAAACAATTAAAGACGAAGATAAAAATCAATTTATCTCTGAAATATTTCGTTGCGATGAATCAAATCATAAAATATTGATCGAAACCGGTTATGGAAATACAAAAAAGAAAGCTGAACAAGATGCTTCTAAGAAAGCATTAATTCATTATCATGTTATATCCGAATAATTTAAGATTATATTATCTATATAATTTATAAAGTATGTCGGAAGAATATATTCTCAAACATATGAAAGTTAAATCTTTGAATAAAATAAAAATAGATAAAATTGAACCATTCTTACAAAAACACGAAACAAAACTTACAGAAATAGATCCCTCTATTAAAAATTGGTTGAAATATATCAAAAAATTAAGAAATGATGCAATTAAGAAAAATAAACCCTCTGTGAAAAAAGAGCAAGTGAAAAAACCCTCTGTGAAAAAAGAACCCTCAACACCGAGAGAAAAACCTCCGTTTTTTGAAGGTGATGATCCACGATCGGTTGAAACAAAGGATATATTGGTGAAGTTGGAAAATGAAATCGTTCGAAAATTGAAACTAAAAGAATGGACATCATTGGATGATTTTTTATCTTTTTATTCTAAAAATCGAACCGATTTTTATGATATAGAAGATATTTCTGTTTTATCAAAGAGATTTCAAGATATTATCAAACAATATTTATATATTTTTAAAGTTACTTTTAAAGAATTATTTTCAGCATCATTTTCGATCGATGAAAAAGTTAAAGATATTTCTGAAGAAATAAAAACAGATTTAGCATTGAAATATTTTGGTAAAGAAAAAAATTATGCTAAATGGGTTGCAAAACAATCATCAAATCATATTAGGAATCTTATCAAATCTTATGGTATTCATATAAAACCATATCTTATTCATTTAGTAGATAATGATATTAATCTATCAACTGATGAGTTGCGATTAGAATTAGAAGATGATGCGGAAGAAATCGAAGACATTAAAGTAGATGAAGAACCGACATATGCTCCTGAATCACCTAGAATACTCCCTGAAGAAATAGAAGACATTAAAGTAGATGAAGAACCGACATATGCTCCTGAATCACCAAAACCAAGGAAAAAACCGCATACATATCCAGAACAAGTTAAAATTATTACTGATTTTTATAAAATAGTTGATCCAAGTAAAACTGAAGAAGAATGTCGTAAAATAGTTGATCGTAGAAGACAATTAGGATTACCTATAAGAAGAAAACCTTGGGCAGAATTATGTGATAAATTATATAAAAAATATGGAATACATCCTTTAACAATAGAAACTTTTATAAATGATGCAAATTATACACCAGAAGAAATATTGAGAATTAGTAATTTAAATAAAAAAACCGTGAGTGTTCATCGAAAAGCATTTGTTGATTGGGTCAATAAAGATTTTTATCAATATTTACAAAAAATCGAAAATGATTCTCCATTGAATATTTACCAATTACTTGTTCAAAAATATCTTTCGGTTGAAACTCCCTATCGAGGATTATTAGTTTATCACGGTTTAGGTACAGGTAAAACCGCTACCGCTATATCATTAGCCGAAGGATTATCAAGTCAAATGAAAATTAATACAATGTTACCCGCTTCTCTGAGAATTGAGTTTATTAAAGAAATACAAAAATGGGGTAAAAATGAACTGAATAAAGATAATAAATGGACACATTATTCATTTAAAACACTTCTTGAAAAAAATATGTTAGATTCAATTAAAGAAAAATATTTAATTGACCAAAAATTAATATCACAAATTATATCGCAATCACAAAGATCATTGAAACAAAAAATCATTCAATCTCTAGATGATCAAATGATTGATAAAACAAAAAGTTTAAAAGGTGTATGGTTACCGGATAAGAATGGTACATCATTAGAAAGTTATGAAATTGATAAAGATAAAAATAAATTACCAGATTACAAACAGTATGAAAAAGAAATGATTCTTCAGCAAATTAATCTATTAATTGAAAAGAAATATAATTTTATTCATTATAATCCCTTTCCTAAGTTTAAGGATGGTAAAGGGAAAGTATATGAAGAAGGAGAAGATGATGAAAATGAAGATCAATTTCTTCAAGAAGATGAAATTGAAAATATGAATACTCAGAATCAAAAAATGGTTGTAGAGTTTGATAAAAAGTTAAAATATAATGTCAAAAAATATAATATTAATTCTCCTTTTTACAAAGAAGTTATTGTGATTGATGAGGTACATAATTTTGTTCGGGCTATTTTAAATAATCGGAAACCAGCTAAAATAATGTATGATTGGATTATTAATGCTGTCGATGTTAAATTGGTATTTTTATCTGGTACTCCTGTTATCAATAAACCATCCGAAATAGCAATTTTATACAATATGTTAAAAGGTTTAATTCATATTTATGATTTTACGATTCAAACAACTATGAAAATAGAAGAAATTGATAAAAAATTAACAGAAGAATTTTATAATGAATCAACCCCGATTGAATTATTTTTTATTCAAAAGAAACAGGGGAAAATAATTTTCTCAGTTATTCAAGAAACATCTGGATTTGAATCTCTATATAATAACGATAAAGATGTGGTCTATACAATTCAAAATAAAGATTCTTCTTTTAAAGATTTCATTCATACTGTTTATGAAAAGTTAAATAAAGTTTTTAAAAAAGGAGATATTATTCCATCAAAAGATGATTTTGATAAATTATCAGATAAAGATATTAAATCTATCATTCGAGGAAAACAAAGAATATTCGATACTGATATGAATATTGTTTTTAATCAAAAACAAAGATTATTTAATATCAATGAAAATGATAAATCATCTGATATGACAAATAATGATAATTTTATGGAATATTTCTTTGAATCAACTCTTAAGATACCACATCGTAAAAGAACTCTATTAAAAAGAATGTTAATGGGATTAACAACTTATTATCCAATTGATCGTTCAAATATTGTTGATATGCCAAAAGTGATTGAGCCTGTCATCAATCACCCGATGTATCAATCTTACACAATTTCAAATCAAATGAATATTGTCCCCTGTATGATGAGTCAAGTTCAATTCGAAAAATATTCAAATTGGTGGACATCTGAAAAATCTCTCGATATGTTCAAACGATTAAATGGAAGAAATATGTATAATGCTGATGATGAAAAACATCACTATCAAATTAGAACTCGACAAACCTGTAATATGGTATATCGAAATGAAGATTTCAGAACTATTAAAGTAGATGATGAAAAAGAAAAAGAAAAACAGAAAGTTTATGATAATCTTTTGAAAAATAAATCATTAGAAATAAATGAAGAATTAGATATTTTATCTCCTAAAATGTATCAAATTATGAAAAATATAAATAAGTTTATGAAAAATACAGATGAAGGGACAGTCCCAACAGGTAAAATATTATTTTACAGTGATTTCAGATCTGATTCCGGCTCTGAAGCATTCGAATTGATTTTGAAATCAAATGGTTATGAAAAGTTCGATCCGATGAAACCACCAACAACAAAAAAGAAAAGATATACATTTATAACTGGTTCGGAATCAAATGAAGAAAAAAGAATTAGTAAATCATATTTTAACGATGAAAATAATACAGAAAAACAAAATAAATATGGAGAATATCTTCAAATAATGATTATTACAAGTTCTGGAGCAGAAGGTATTTCTTTGACCTGTGTAAGACAAGTTCATATATTAGAACCTTACTGGAATTATGTCCGTATTAATCAAGTATTTGGGCGTGCAATAAGAATGAGATCTCATATGGATTTATTAAAAGATAATCGAAATGTAGAGCAATATATTTATTTATCTATGATACCAAAAGGAGATTCGATACAAAGTGCATATGAAGAAATAAAAGATTTTAAAAATTGGAATGTACCAGAATTAAAGACAGAAAATATTAAATCAGAAATTGTTAAATCATCGAATCGAAAATTAAAAGAATTAATTGATATGATCATTAAAATTAATAATGAAACAGATAATAAATCAGCCGATCAACTATTATTTGATATTATGGAAAGAAAATATGTTATTTCAAATGAAATAAATGATATTATTAAAGAATCATCATTGGATTGTATCCCACATACAAGAGATGACCCTTACTTGAATGATAAATGTATCAGATTTGATGATAAATTAATACACGAAATCGCTTATTTCCCAGGTATGGGTCTTCAATCGATCGAACAATTCGATACAATACAACTCAAATCAAAAATATATCACGTAAAACCGAACTTTTATGTTGTTTCAGCAACAGAAAAAATCACAAAAAAAGATATCTATATTTATTATCAACTTGATACAGATGAAAAAGAAATAGATATTCGTTATTTAAGACAAAATGCGAAAAGAATCGCCGATATTAATATGAAAGAAAATATCCTTTATTTATATACAACAAAAAATCACGAATATAACTCGAAATTAGGTAATGAGTTCTCTGTTTATCAAGAACTATATTCTTTATCTGACCATCTTTATAATCATTTCATTGATAAAAATACTTTCTTACATATTGATAAATTAACGAATAAAGACTATATTCACGGATATAAACTAAAAGATAATGTCCATTCAACTTACTATTATATGCCATTTGAAATACTTCAAAAAGAACATTCAATATTAAGAATGTGTTTATTTGAAGAATATGAAAAAAACTCTTTCAATTATGAAGATTTAATACCTCGAATTATTTTCAATGGAAAACTTTATATTCAAGATTTTTCACAATAAATCTTATTTTGTACAGATAAATTAATTAGTTGATCATAATCATATTTTTTATCTCGTATCAAATTACATAATAAATATTTTTCTGTTTTTAATACAACTGTCGTAACATCAATTATCAAATTATTATTCATTAAACCAATTTTATCTCCATCTATTATATCCTTTAAATGACTACAATTCGTAAAATGAATACACATATACTCTTTTTTTTTTAATGCTATATTTTTTATTGACTCAATATCAAATATATCTGGATCGTTTATTTCTCTATCTAATTCATCCATAATTTTAATCTCCAATTCTTTTTCTTTTATATTTAACCATTGTTTATCCATCGGTTCAAATGTTAAATATTCTCGAGAATTAATTTTATCTTTTGATGTTAAATTTAAATATATATTGTGATTATTTATCTTTAATACTAAATAATTTGTTATAAATAATATATTATCTTCAGATGGAATTATTAATTTATCTATTCTTAATCTTTTTTGATCAAACCCAATCTTGTAATTAAAACGATTTAATGATCCATTATTCCTTTTACTCGATTGAAATACGCCATATTCTTTTTCTTCTATTATATTCGAAATTATTTTCTCTTTTATTATAGGTTCTACATTCGATTCGGTAGTTATATTCGTATGAATTACTACATTGCATATATCATCTATTAAAATTTTATTAAACTCTACCAATGTTTCTTTATCATTTTCATAAAATATTAATGGATATCTATCTTTGAATATCTTATGATAATAGTTATTTGTTTCTATATTAATACCCTTTTCTTCTAATATTATATTTTTTATTAATTGATACATATGATTTTCATTTATTTTTGAAAAATATTTATCATATAAAGACATATCTAATTATTTGTAATAACAAATTATATATTTTTAAACGTATCTTGATCATTATTCCGTAATCACTTGAGCTTGAACGATGGGTATGTCTTCATCAGCATCTTCAGCATCTTCATCCACTACTTCAGCTAATAAAGTATCTTGATTGGTTGAATCATCCATCATTCCATCATTCGCAGGAACCTGTAATGATTCTTCATTTACTCTATTTATCGATGACTGAAGACTATCTTCTCCTAAACCATTTAATCCATTATTCATACGTGTATCAATATTCATATTATCATACGAATTATCAAACACTAATTTTTCTTTTTCTATATCTCCTACCGCTCTACTTAAAATCGTATCTTTCGGGAAAGCATCTTCAGGTTTGTAAAAATCATATTCAGGTAATATCTCATAACTCCCAGAAGCATCTAATGTCTGATAAATACCTCCTCTAGTTAATCCCATATTTCTTCCAGGGAATATACCACTCACTATATCTTCAACTGTCGGATAACTTTGACTACTCGGAGAAAGTTCTGGACAAGAAGGACATTCCGGACATTGAAGATTAATTTTATCTTTCATATCCATATTCTCCTTTAACTCCTCCATATTAATTTCTGGTAAAGGACAAGCGGGACATCCCGGACAAGCAGGGCATTCGGGACAAGCAGGTATATTAATATCATTGATTTCTTGTTTTAAAGCTGATGTTTCCATTGAATGATAAGCTATCATTAAAATGATTATAAATATAAATATTATACTTAATATCTGTAATAATATAACCTGTGTTCGAGGGTTTAAATAATAATCCATTATAAATAACTCTAGAAATTAAATATTAATTTATTTAGGTCTTCTCTTCCTCACTCCCTACACCCAACAATCCCAGTGAAACGTCATTCAGTCCATCAACCAGCATATTTCCAAATTGTCCCTCTGCTTCCCGTAGTAAAACTCCTTTTGCTGCGTGAATCATATTCATTTTATCTTCCGGTCGTATATCTGTATAATGACCTGGTATTGTAGACCAAGTATATTCCAATTCATTTTCTTTTAATATTTTATCTATCTTTTCTAATTCTTCTAATTCTTCTGGATTATCTTTTTTCGCTTGAATATGAGATCGAAATTGATTATAAAGTAAGTTATGTACCACATCTTCTCCGCGATAAAATAACATACTAAAATATTTTGCAATATGTCCGAGCGTTTTTCTCTCTTCAAACATTATTTTTGGATCCTGAGCCGCTTCAACAAAATTCTTATAAACTAAAATAGCATATCCTCCTAATAAACAGAATAACGCAAGAGAATGATCTAGTTCTAATCCATCTGTAACTTTGTTAATAAAATGACTTAATTTTTCATTCCCTACAAACGCCTTTACAATCTCTTCTATTTGTTTTTCTTTCCCTTCTATTTGAAGACCAAACTTTCCCATCTCTTTTTCTATAAAATCGGATACCTTCCCTTCGTGTCTTTCAATGAATTTATAACCTTCACCAACTTTCTCCATAGGTAATTGTTTTTCTATCTCGCTACGAAGTCCTTCAAAAAAATCTTTTGCTTCTTTCCCATCTTTAGATAATTCTTTCAATATATCACGGTGTTCTTTTAATAATTCATCGAATCTTGTATGACTTTCATCCAAACAAGCCTTCATTACACTTTCTAACTCTTCTTTATCTTCCTGATAGGTCTCCATCGCTGCGTGCAATTTCTCAGATATCAAAGGATGATGAGAATGCTCTTCCGCAAATTGCTGTATCTGACTTTTCAGAACTTCTTTCTTCTTTTTCATAATCGAAGTTATATCAAAAGCGTGTAATCCATCTCTAAATGAATTCGCTCTTAATAATGTAGTTACCCACATTTCTTCTTGTAATCTTTTCTCTTTCACATATTTTTCAAATGTTTCTTTTGAAACAAGATGTTCGGAATAGGAAAACCCTTGACTTTTGGCTACCATTATATCTTTTGCTATCTGATGAACCAGATCAATTGTTGCTTTTACATTTGATCCGGATATTTTACTCATTAGAAATAATACTTCCTTACTAAAACCCTTCTCTATCGCAGTTTCCATATCTTTAAACTTAGTTAATTTTGATAACATCGCCTCAAACACTGTATGGACTTTTTCTAAAACATTTTTCTTTTTCTTTCTAGGTATCATATGTTTCATCGTTGAAGCGAAGTTCTTTTTCCTATGAACCAAACCCTCCGCTTCCCCCTCTAAAGAATGAGCGGCTCCTTGGACCCTATGCTTAAAATCTGGATCTCTATGAACAAAACTCCCCGTCTTTTTCTCCAAAGAATGAGCGGCTCCTTGGACCCTACGCTTCAAACTTTTATCTCTATGAACCAAACCCTTCGCTTTTGTAGTCATACCTTTGAACACCTTTGGGGAAGAATTAACACTCTGTAATCTTTCTTTGATTGCGGAACCACCTCTTTGTCTGTTTCTTCTACGTACACTTTTTCTACTTCTACGAACACTTTTTCTACTTCTTTTTCTAGATCTTCTCCTAGTTCTTTTCCTAGATATTTTCCTAGTTCTTTTTCTAGAATATCTTCTTTTTCTAGAATATTTTCTCTTCTTTGTCTTCATCTATAATTTAATAAAATATTTATTTCTGAAATCAATCATTTTATGATCATTCAACTTATGATTTAAAACTTGTCGGAAAGATTTACCAGATAACATTTGTTCTACAAAATAAATCGAATATACGCCGCATTGACTATCTTTATCTTGATATTTATCATCATTATATAAATATTTCATATTCAATTTATATTTGTTACTTTGTTTTAATAATTCTTGGATCAAACTTTTTATTTCATCTGGTGGTTTTCTACCATAAGAATCAAAATAATAAATACAGGGAGTTTTTTTTATCGATTTACCCAATAAATCAATGTACATTGATATCCAATGACGACCACCCTTAGTATGAGGATCTGTATTAAAAACAATGCCTATTTTATTATGTCCTTTATTTAAATGTTTCCTCAAATCTATTGAACATAAATTACTAACAGAACAATTCGAAAAATCAATTGGTACCGCACCATAAAAATAAAATGAATTATCACTATCCATATACTGATTTAATACATTCTCTATTTGACTTGTTGTCAACCATTCATTATAATTATGGATCCATTTATCTGGCATTACAGGACGAAAACTATTCTTAAAATCATCTGCTTTATGACCTAAATTATCAATAATTTCTCTAACTGTTAATATACACGCTTCTGATTCACATCCTGAAATCTTCCTTATATTTTTACAAATACAATCGTGTATTGTTTCTGTATCATCCTTACATTGAATATGTTCCAACATTGGATTCTTTTTTTTTAATTTATTAATTATTTTTGCAACTGAAATTATTAAATCATCATTCATACAAGAACCATTTGAAGTATCTGAACTTGGGGAACAATGTCCTTTATGAAACATCATACGACTATGACCGCCCTTCTGAGACATACTATATATATTTTATTAGAAAATATTTAAACAATATGAAATATACTAATATAATTGATTATGGATATCTATCATTTGAAAAACGATATTACAAATAATCTTCAGAGTATTATAGATGAATATTCTAGAAATGAAGAATGTAATTTACAACGGATCGCAGAAATTGATCTTAAGTTAAGAACAAATATCGACACAATTCGAGATCAAGAAAATCAGATATCTCTTTTAGGAAAGAAAAATCAAGATTTAGAGAAAGCAAATCACGATTTTTCTTTATTAATTAATGATTTACAAGAAAAAATATTAGTTTTAGAAGAAGTTAAACGACAAGAAGATCGATTTGATATTGTTCGTGTTCAAGCAAATGATATTCATCAAAAAGATTTAGAAATAGAAAGATTAAATAAATTATTGAAAAAAGACAAAACACCAAAATCACCCAAACAACAACACATTGAAACATTAATTCAATCTGTAGAAACCAAATCAATCGAAATAAAAGCCGAAGAAGAAAAAATAGTCCCAGAAGAAGTAAAAGAAATTAATATTACATCAGATGAAGGTACGGGAGAAATAGAAGAATCAGAAAAGACAGAATCAGAAAAGACAGAATCAGAAAAGACAGAATCAGATGATGAAGGAGAAGAAGTAGAATCAATAATGTACAAAAAGAAAGAATATTATTATATTGTTGGTGAAAAAGAAAAATATGTATATGAAATCTTAGAAGATGATGAACTAGGACCTGTATAAGGGAAAGAAACGCGTTGTTCCAAATTAAATATGATGTTTCAATAATCGAATGTAAGCATCATTGATTTTAAATTTGATATGTTTTTGTTGAACGGGTGTAAACAACATTGTCTCTATCCTTTCTCTTGATTGAATCGACTTCTCAACCCATCCCATAAGGCTTCGTGAACTACACTCAAAGATCCTAAAATGTTTGACTAGCATTCTTTGATTTAAGGTAATATTTGACAGAAGATAGTTTATAGTCCTGTGATTTGCGATGAAGAATTATACTATGTCTAATATAAATCATGCAAGGTTGCTTACATCTACCTCGTGTCGCGCTGGCCGGCGAACCCGGCGTTGTTTCAAAGTTCAACCCAAACCTCCAGATGATAGATGGATAAAGATAGGGGAGAATATTTATAAATTACCTTGGAATAAAATGACAAAAGAAGAAAAAAAAAGTTTTAAAAAAAGTTTAAAAAAGTTTAAAACTAAAAAGATAACAAAAAGTATTATGGATGATATTATAGATGATGTTAAAATAGCCCCTTGTATTACTATACAGAAACATATAAGGGGATATTTATGTAGATGCGGTTTGACTTCTTTAAAAGATGGAATGAACTTTGAACGACTTGTCGAATGTATTAAAAAATATAATGAAGGTTTGGATTGGATTGAAAATATGAATAAAAATATGAAAAAGAAAAAAATAAGAAATGAAAACTTTCCTTCACATATATCAGAGAATATAGCGAAATTTGCTATATGTAAAAAATATAATATAATGCCTGACTGGGATTGTAAAGGTGATTTAGTAATGCTAAATAAACAAATAGAAGTAAAAGGTTTTATGTCAACTGGCCCATTATCATTTGGACCCAAAGAACCTTGGGATTACATATACTTTGTAGATGCCTTGAGGACTAGTGATAATTATTATAAAGTATATGAAATTAAATTGTCTAATCTTTCAGAAGAATGGAGGGATATAGTTATTTCAGGGAAAGACATAAATTGTGAAGATTGTGATCTTCCAAATGATTTAGAAAAAATTTCCAAAAATGAATTACTAGAATTATGTGTTAAAAGAGGCTTAAAAAAAAGTGGAAATAAAAATGATTTAATTACACGAATTAATAATGAACCCATTGGATCTGGTATAAACAAAAAACTAACATATGGAGATATAGCAGACGCAGACAAACGAGGCAAATTGCGGGCGCCATTTTATGAAACAATCAAACACCAGATTGAGGGAAATTGTAAATTAATATTTGAAGGACATATTACTGAATTAATTTAGATATCTTTTCAGCAATCAGCCTCACAACTGGAACAGAGACAGCATTACCTGCTAATTTATATAATGCACTATCGCATACTTCGGGAAGTTTATAATCTTCAGGGAACCCTTGTAAGTTAAAGCATTCCCTTGGTGTCAAACGGCGAATACCCTTTTCATCCATTAGTAGAGGCACATTATGACCACCACCACCCATATTTGCGGTTAATGTAGGGCACACATTATTTTTATTTTCTCTAACATAATATCTTCGATATTGATATAATACATTTTCATCAATACTTTTAGTTACACCTTCTTTAACAGAATCGAATACCTTAAATCTATCTGTATAATAATATTTATCGTGTATTTCTTCGGTTGTTAATAGTTCTTTAATCTGTTTTTTTTCTTTTTCTTCAAAATCAAAATCAAACCTATCGCATTTTTCTTTATCTTTGAAACATACAATATATATCCTCTCACGGTTTTGTGGAATATTTGTTATTTTTGATGTATTCAAAATATTATGTTTTATGTGATAACCCAATTCAGATAGTTTTTCAAATACTACTTTAAATGTATTACCTTTATCGTGTGATTTAAGGTTTTTAACATTTTCTAATATCACTATCGATGGGTTGTGATGTTTAATGATACTTATAATTTTCCAAAATACATTGGATCTTTCATCCTCAAACCCCTGTTGTTTCCCTGCAATACTAAATGGCTGACATGGGAAGCCACCACATAATATATCATGTATAGGTATGTCTTCATTCTTAATATCATTTAGATTTCCATATGTAAGTTTAGTATCGTGATTCATATCAAATATTTTTTGTGAATTTTTACAAAAATCATTCGCAAAACGACATTTTATACCATTCTCTTCAAATGCTCTTGAAAATGCCCCTGTCCCAGCAAATAAGTCTATCATATTTATTTCTGTTTTATTTTCCATTTCAGTATGTTCGATATTACTATTTTGATTATTTGAAATCAAATTTTGATTTTTAATTTCGATATCTCCTTTTTCTACTAAATCTTGAAGCTTTTCTTTAACCAGTTCATCCACTTTTTTTTCAACAATATTTTCGATTTTATCCTTGATATTATCACACGGAGTTTTCCTTTGTAAGTGTTTCATATAATGACCCTTTTGTTTGAATGTTTTTCCACATTTCTCACAACTATAATTAACCATTTTAGTTATATTATATTATATTTTTTAAGTATTATCAAATTTTAAATATGATGTTTCAATAATCGAATGTAAGCATCATTGATTTCTTCCTTTGTAAACGCATCCTTAAAACTTCCAGAAAATCTCTATTAAATATGGGTCTATATAATTTTTTTTACAGACTGACGTTGTGTTATGCAGTTTATGTGCTACTGCGGATACCGCCTCATTAACATTCTTTTTCCTTTTAGTGAGTGTATCATCTTCCTCGAAGTTTAATAATTGAGTGATCAATTCAATATTCGCATTCCACGTACGAAAGTTTTTAGTTGTAAATATTTATTTTTCTTACGATAACTAAAGATTCGATCATCTTTTTTTAGTGTTTTTTTCTTCTTTCTTAGATTTTTACTTAATTTCTTATTCTTAATTGAACATTTATTTCTAACTCCTTTCTTGAAAACAACAATTAATCACAATTTTTAATATTTGAGCGATTTGCTTATTTTTTGAATCTTTTTCTGTATATAAATCTTTGTTGATTTGACTCATAATCTTTTTATATGATTCTCCAAACTCAATCATATGATCATATTTTTTATCACTTTGTTCTTGAATATGTGCCTTATTATAAATATATTGAGCTCTCCCTTTAGTATCATAACCGATTGCTAAAACTTTATCTTTTTTATTTAAACTTATTTTCACATTATCGTGAGCAGGCGGAATATACAATCCATCTAAACATACCTTTACAATTTTTGTATTGACTTTATTTCCATCTTTATCGAAGTAATTATATTTATATTTTTCTTTATATTTACTTTTTATTTCTCTTACTATATAATCTTTCATATAATATGATATAGTTTAAAATTTGATTACATTAATTAGAAAAATATTAAAGATAAAATTAAGTATAATAAATAAATATGGAAAGTCTACAGATCCAAAAGAAAATCCTTTATCTTCTCGATCTATCACAAAAAGAATACAAAAAGTATATCTATGAAACATATCTAAATACAGAAAATATACAATTGTTTATGAGAGAGTTTTATTCTGAATCTCCTTCTTGGTTCACAAATACAGATATTGAATCTATGAAAAATACAATTCATTGGTCATCAATTGATAACCAAAAAAAGAGAAATATACTCGATGATGATATCGATGATTATTTCGATTCTTATGATAACTTCTCTGAATATTCAGATGAATCATCTAGATCAAGTATATCTTATCGAAGTGATAGTTCCATTGGAAGTGATGTATCAAAATTGTCAAATATGTCATCAAATAGTCAATAAAGAAAATAATTCTTAGTAATATATGCCCGCTTTTATTATTCACGGTTTTATAGGTTATTTAGTTTATGGTAAAATGGGATTCTATTTAGGGATTTTACCAGATATTATAGGATTCGGTTACTATTTTTTACGTGTGTTTTATAATTATCTATTTCAAAAAGATGATATGCTAAAAACATTAATGGATCAAAAATCACCGAAAGCAGGATTAGAATATATGAATGATATTGATTGGTTCTTATATGATATTACTCATTCTATATTTTTTTGGGGATTAATTTATCTCATTTTTAAAAAGAAATATATTTTAGCAGCAATATCATCTATTATATTAGATATCTTTCTCCATTCTTCAACAGATGGATGGCCTGGACCCAAGTATTTATATCCTTTATCAGATATAAGATTCGATGGTATTTCTTGGAACTCTAAATCTGGATTATTTATAACTTCATTGATTGTATTATTTTATCTTTTAGTTTTACTTCTTCTAGATCTTCTTCTAGTTTTACTTCTTCTAGATCTTTTTCTAGTTTTACTTCTTCTAGATCTCCCCAAGCTCACCTGTTAGTTTTTGTTTTTTACTTGATCTTTCAAGTGATTCGTCTGCTAAATTAGATTGTTCGATCTCTTGTTTTTCATCGTTTGATATCGGTTTAACTATCGAACTGGGTTTGTCAGACATCGGAAATGTTATCTCAGTTGGATGTACATCTTTTATTTTTTCTTTAAAACTAGATGGAACTTTTAAATGATTTATCGGATTCGGATAATTACAAGCTGGTACCCCCCTCTAAGCGTGTGATCACTTCATCTAAATTACCCGCCATCATAATTTCATCGTTTAATCGATCACTTCTTCTTGAATGAACTGTTTTTAAAGATTTCATATAATTCACGTGTGATAAACATAATCTTTTATAAATATGTTTATCGAATCTTTCTTGCTCTGAAGCATCACATAATAACATATGATGACATCCCTTATCTTTTGCAAAAATACTCGCAATATATAATAAAAAATAAGCTATACCTTTTCTCTGATGTTTTTCTTCAACTCCCAACCAATCTACATATACATTTTCGCCGGGAGTTACAGTTATCTCACAAGTAACCTAAATCATCGATTGAATAACCAAACTCGGTTCCGGGGAACATTTCTAGTTTATTTAGTTCAAATTGTATATGTATTTTATTATCTTTAAAATCTGTAAGTTTATAAAATAAATCATAATTGCGATCTAAATAGTTTAATATTTTATCAGGATCAGAAAATAATTTTAAATTATGTCTTAAAAATCCCTCACTAGATATACCATCCATTATAATTATGCTAATATTTTATTTATTTCGTCTCTTTTAAGTACACATTTTTCCTCTACTTTTCTTTTATGTTTCAAAAAAGATAATAACTTTTCTGCTTCTTCTTCTGATTTAAAATATTCCGTAAAACATTCTGATAAATATTTATTCGTATATCCTTCATAACTCTTAATTTTTGAAGGTGTGATTGATACATTTAATTCACTTATTTGATAAATAGGTAATTGTCTTATTAATTTACATTTTTCATTATATTCTTTTAATTTATTATCATAGTTTACCCAAGAAATAATGTGCTGTTCCATTATGATTATATAATATATTTCATTTATCTTTAATTATTAAACGCACATTTAAAAATAATACACTAAAAATTGAGATAAATAAAATTAATATTATCGCAATAATACATAATAAATAAGGATATACCATATCAATAACTTCATTTACAATCGGTCGAACAATTTCATTTTTAAGAATATCCATATTTTTTTCTTTTTTTAATTCCATTTTTATTGAAGAATAAATCTCATCAACTACATTTTCAAATGACATATAATATAAGTTCTTAATTTTATTATGTTTTCTAACGTAAATTTGATTTAATTTAAAGTATAAACATATTAATATATTTATAATACAATGGGTATTAAAAATCTCACAACTCTTATTAAATCTAAATCTCCAGATTCAATCGAAACGAAAGGATTATACACATTAAAAGATAAAATCATTGCTGTTGATGCAAGCATTCTCATTTATAAAAGTCTTACTAATGTAAGATCTGGTAATTCGTATTTAACAAATAAAGAAGGTAAAATTGTCAGTCATATCATTGGGTTATTTTATAAAGTTATTTTATTTCAATCGTTTGGAATCATTCCTATCTTTGTCTTCGATGGTAAACCGCCCGAAGAAAAGAGAGATGTTTTGATTGAAAGGACTAAAAAAGTAACTGAATCGAAGAAATTAATTCAACAAACTGATGATATAGAAAAAAAACAAAAGTTAGAAAAAGCAACAGTCCGGATAAAAAAAGAACATATCGAAGATTTAAAAAAATTATTTGATTTAATGGGTGTTAAATATGTTCATCCTAATTGTGAGGCAGAAACATATGCTGCTCATCTATGTAAACAAAAGGTTGCTTATGGTGTATATTCTGAAGATATGGATACATTGGCCTTTGGTTCTCCTTATCTGATACGTAATTGTATCGATAAATCAATTAAAAGAAAAGATGTTGTCAGTGTATTTTCATTGGAAACTATTCTTTCTGATTTCAAGATGAATTATGAACAATTTGTTGAAATGTGTATTCTTTGCGGTTGCGATTATTGTGAAACAATACCAAAGATCGGTAGTGTAAGAGCATTTCAGTTGTTGAGCACTCATAAAACTGGAGAAAAAATTATATTAGAAAATAAAAATACTCCTCTAAATTATTTAGAAAGGTTTAATAAAGCTAAAAGTTTATTTCTTGAACCTCAGTTTGATGATTATCAAATTATTTCAACCACTCGAAACGATCAAAAATTGTCTGAGTTTTTGATAAATGATTGCAATATGAGTATTAATCGTGTTCAAAATGCTTTAAAAAAAATAAATAAATTCATATAATGACTGATATAAATCAATGTATGGTTTGCCTCGAAAATATATCCGAATCTGATTCATATACTTTATCTTGTGATCATATATTTCATACTAATTGTATAATGAATTGGTTCCGTTCAAGGTCATCTTCAGGTAATTGCCCTCTATGTAATGACACTGGGACCGGTAGTAGTAACGCATTTTTTTATGGGTCCAAATCTTATTACGAAGAAAGATATAAACAAATAAAAAAATATGTTAATAAAAATAAAAAAAAATATCCAGTTTTAAAAGAAGATATTAATAAAATTAAAGATTTAGAAAAAGATACAAAAGATAAACTTAAAATTAAAAATAGTTTTTTAAAAGAAAATAAAGAAATAAGAGAAAAAATGAGACAACAACAGAAAGATTATTGGAAATCTGTCCGTAAAGAAAATAAAGAAAAAATGAAAGTTATCTCAAAATGTCCTTTATTGATACTGTAAATTTGATAATACCCAACTAATGAATATTAAACATTTAAAAAGAAAAGAAGATATAAAACTAACATCAAAAGAAAACAATGTCCACTTCCCAAAAACTCGATGCGATTATTCAAAGAGTTTCTGTCGAAGAAATATCTCACACTTCTCTCGACGAAGTATTCTTTGATTCGAGTGGTCATATCTTTAAACAATCGCTCGATCAATTCGGAAAGAGAGTTTGGACGGTCCTTTCCAATCAAAACAATGCTTGGGGATGGTATTTCGTCGATTCTCCCTACGTAGATACTTGCCGAGCAAATGATGATGGATCAAAAGCTGTTCAACCTCTCAAACCTAATGAAAATAAACTTCATAACTATACAATTCATTCAAAATATCTTTCCTATTTTATCAATGAACAAAATCAAATTATCCTCTTTGTCTATACTCTGAAAGATGGACTATTGGCCTTTATTACTCTACACCAATATCCTATGTGGCAAAATATGATTCATACAACATATACCGAATGGGCCGATGAATATGATGTCTCTCATCCATTGCGCACTCTCTCGCCGATTAATCCGCAATCATTTGGTCAAGATTGTTCATCCAATTGGAATCAAGAAGATTGGGAGGAAGATTTGTCATATGATGACTGGACAGAAGATGTAGAATATCGTCAAGACTTTGATGGTAATTTCTACACAAAAAATCAGTTTTACGATTATTATGGCACATATATTCAATGGGGCTTTCAACATCCCTTGAATATTTGTCGTAGATTTGTCCTTTTCGATCTGATCCAGAAAACTACCAATCCGAATCCTTTGATTGATAAACTTGTCTCTATCTAGAGGGTTTAATCGGCCTCAACCATTCAATTACTTCTTCATCTCTATCAAGGGTTTGTATATATTCTTGATTATCTCTAATCGGATCAACCCAAACTTTTTTACCATTTTTTTTCTTTATCGTTAAATTAAAAATTACAGAATTATGATGTGACTCAAAAACCGATTTATAAAAATCTAATTCTTCTTTTATAATTTCTAATTCTGTTTTTTCTCTTTCCACTGAATTAACAGAAACTCTCTCTTGAGTCGCATAATTAACCAAATATTTTTCTTCCATTTTATATTTATGTAATTATTAATACATAATATAATCAAATTTATATTTAATAACAAACAATCGAACAACAACACCATTTACAACATTTCTTTTTCTTTTTCTCTAATTTTATCCATTCTTGAATTGTATAATTATTACTCATCGATAAATTACATCTCGCACAAATCGGTTTTAAATTATTGATGTCCAATGTCCCTCCTTCGCTCTCAGGTATATCGTGTCCCACGTGATAATCAAAAACATTGATTACATTCTTACACCACGGAATATAACATTGATGTTCATATTTCTTACCAAATGTTGTTAACCATAATTGTTCTCTTAATGCTTTTGGAATATTTTCTTTTCTATATTTTTTATCTGATTTGTCTTTCATCTACTTCTTTATTTATATATTCTTTTCTTTAATTAAAAATGAAAACTCCAACCTCCCTTCATCTCTTTTTTATCTCCCTGACAATTTAATATTAAATCTATTAATTTTTTCTTCGTCCACGTAGAAACCTGATATTTATAACTATTTCCTTTCCTTTTTGATAATTTTTCGGCGATCTTTTTTATTCTCGTCTTAGTCATATTTTCTAATTGATACCTCTTATAATAATCTTTTTTGTCTTTTTTATCTAATGGTACTCCCTGACAATTCAGAATCAAATCAATTAATTTATCTTTTGTTTTATCTATCTCATAATCATATGAATCTTCATTACGACCTTCTAAATTTTTTATTAAATCTCTTAATTCTTGATTCATTAATTTAGATAAATCCTTTTCTTCGTATTTTTTTATATCTTCATCTTCTTTTTCATCTTCTTCATCTTCTTCTTCATCTTCTT